AGTTGTGTTGACTTATTTCCGATAGTTGTTTCTGTTCCAAAGAATACTAAGTGACGATCGGGTGTCGATACAACCATATGTCTAGATGCTGTTGGTGCACCGGTTATGATTGTTGCTCTTGTATCTGTAGCTGTTGTTAATGAAGAGTCCCATTGAAATACAGCACCGTCATGAATTAAACAGATAGCCTTATCACCAAAGTTATCTATAGACCACATCCCTGGTTCGAGGACCAAGTCTCCTGATGCAGCTTCACCCCATGCAACATAATCAGATGAGTTAGTTACTGTTGCACCATTTGAGTGTGAAGATCGAGTAGAGTTTCTAACAGCTCTTGTTATACCAGTTAAATTATTTCCAGAAATACCTGTGTAAGATATTTCTTCATTTCCAACTTGAATAAAATTTGTTCCTGAATCAGGAAAGTTTGTTGTGCTAGTTAATGTAATAGAAGTTCCTGATCCACCTGTACCGTTAGCATCATCTAATAAGGCTCCATTTAAAGTTGTGGTAATTGCAGAAGTATCTTCACCTCCCCAAGATCCTAATCCCCACCCAAAACCTTTTGCCTGTACCGCTGCACCAACAGTATAATATTTTTGTATTCTAATACCTCCAGATGTTGTTGCTCCAGACCCTGTTTCATTGGAGGGCATTGTAATTGTAAGAGTGGTTGTCGTTGGTGCGCTTGCAACCATAAATTTTTTATTATCAAAATCTGAAGCACTAAAATTAGAATTAGTGATTGCTGTAAAATTATCTAAAAGAAGTATATCTCCAGGAGCTGCATTATGAGCAACAGCAAAGGTTATTGTAACCGTTGCTGATCCATTAGTAGTGCTAAATGCGTTTGTAAGCGTGCTTGTCGTTTCAATAGGATGTATGTCATAAAACACACCCCCAGAATAAGCATATAAAATTCTATTTGTCCCTATAATAGCGTATCTTCTCCCTAAACTGTTAACGTAGTGATGAAGACCTCTTCCAGCTCCTGTGAGCTCGTTTTCGTTTTGAGTCCCTAGTTGATTCCAACCACCTATTTTCTCTGGTATACCATACCTAAAACGCACATTATCACAGTCTACCCATTGGCCCTCTGCCCCTGTGTCTGTAATTTGTTTGTTAATACCGGGTTGAAATCCTATCTTTTGTAGCATATAACAACATATATAATAGTTTTATAGAGAATGAAAGTATCAATATAATGATAGAAACATATAGCAATATATTGCCGAAAGCAATTAATAAACTAATACTAGAGGAGCTTTGTAATTCTTGTAGATGGAGATTAGCTTTTGATAAAGGCCCTAGAGATATTTATGTCTCAATGTTATTAAATGATGTAGATAAAGATTTTGGATGGAATATGAGAAGCTATCATCGAACAGAGCATTTTGATGAAAATGTAAAACTTAATACTTGGGCTCAGGTTATTTTTTATCATGTAATTGAAACCAGTAAAAAATTTATAAATCCTAAACCTGTTAGGTTTAATTGGAACTACTACAATAAATCATCTACAGGAAACTTTCATACTGATTCTGAGAACCCTAAAAATTATTCTATCTTATATAGCATTCATGATACTGATGGAGGAATACAGATAGCGGATACTTTTTATAAAGATGTAGAAGGAGAGGCAAAACTATTTCCTAGTAATATTAAACACAAAGGAGTTGGTCCTACAAACAATGTTTTACGTTTTAATTTAAATATTGTTTTTGATTGTGACGCAGTAATAAAATGATAAAATTAAAATCAGAAAATAAATTATTACCTAACTCTTCTTCTTTAACGGTGAGTTATTTAAGACCTGTTCAAATTAGTTTTGGTAATTATCCTTACATGGAAGATATATGTAACTTTATACCTATTATTAAAAATAATTTATTAGACACTGAATATTGTGCTACCAATGTTTTAGGTGGTAAAACAGATTGGAATTTATTTAATGATCACCCTTTATTCTTAAAATTTTTAACTTGGTTCATAAATAAACATCAACTAACTAATCCTTGGTTACAATTTTTTCACGAAAGAAGAGTCATAGCTAATTCTTGGGGTAATGAATTAAAGAAAGGACACTCAGTTAAAGTGCATGAACATTCTGAATACAGTGGTATATTATATCTTACAAAAGGCGCACCTTTAATTGTTCCTGAATTAGAATTAGAAATACATCCTGAACCAGGAGATTATTATTTTTTTCCTCCTCTTATATATCATTATGTTAATGAAATTACAGAAGATGGACCTGCAAGATATAACCTTGTTTTTAATATTAGAGAAAAAAACGATTGGGAAAAAAATAGAAAGATAAATGAAATAAATGGAGAAGTTGTTTAAAAAGTGGACATTAGAGATGCAATAATTCAAATAGATGGTTTGTTTAATTTAGAATTAGCAGATAAACTTGTAAATTATATAGATAGTGCAAAACTTAGTAAGTTAGGTGTAGGGACATCTGACAAACCTGATCTAGATATTAGAAATGTTCAAGGAAGATTTTTAATTAATTATAATGATTCATATAAAAAAAACATGTCTGATTTTGTTTTTTTACAATTAATTAATGGTGAAATTTTTAAAATACTACACACTTATATAGCTAAGTTTCCTAAATTAGTTTTACAAAAAGTGGTGCAATGTGATCTTTTAAAATATAGTGTTGGTGGTAAATATGAAGTGCATGTAGATTCATTTACTCATGCTCATAGAGAATTAAGTTGTATTATAAATTTAAACGATAATTACAAAGGAGGGGAGTTGTCTTTTTTTGATAATTATTCTAATAAAGAAATTTTACAGTGTGCTTTAAAAAAAGGTAGTGTTGTATTTTTTCCTAGTAATTTTATGTATCCACATAAAATAAATCCAATAAAAAAAGGAACTCGTTATAGTATAGTAGCATGGCTAGCATAAAAGATAAAAAATATATTTATATACCAAAGTTTTTCTCTAAAAGTGAACTATCTATTTTACAAAAATATTGTAAAAAATTAGTTTACAAAACTATATCCTTTGATCCACAATCTCCTCTTACGCCTTCGTATTACAAAGACCCTTTAATGGATGCTTTTTTAATTACTAAAAAAGATAAAGCAGAAAAAATATCTGGTTTAAAATTAAATGAAACATATGCTTATTGGAGATATTATATACATGGATCTACTTTAAAAAATCATGTGGACAGACCCTCTTGTGAAATAAGCATAAGTGCTTGTATAGATAATTGTGGCACAAAATGGCCTATGCACTTTAATAACAATTGGTTAAATATGGAAATTGGAGATGCTATAATGTATTTAGGTTGTGAAGTTTTACATGGAAGAAAACCTTTTACAGGAGTCGAAAACCCTCAAGTATTTTTTCATTATGTAGATCAAAATGGACCATATAAAGATTATAAGGAGGATTGTAAAAGATGAAATATAAAGTTATAGAAAATTTCTTAGATAAAAATTTTTACGAAAAATTAAAAGAAATTGTTACACATTTAAATTTTCCTTGGAGAAAAATGGAAGGCTCTACTGGTTCAAATACTCCTACAGATAAAGGATATTTTACAAACAGTATTTTTTGTAATTTTTTTATTAATGATTCAGAAATGCACTACAACTATCTGTATCCAATTCTTTTAAAATTAAAAGCTAAATCTATAATTGAGGCACGATTTAATATGTTTATAAATGAATTGTTTATTGAAGGCACAGGTAATTATCATACAGATTATCCATTTATATGTAATACAGGTATACTTAATTTTACAGATTCAGATGGTGGGACTCAACTAAAAATAAACGATAAAGAAATTATTATACAATCAAAAGAAAACCAACTTTTACTTTTTGATAGTAACATTCCACATAGAACAGTGGTACCAAAAAATACAAATATGAGATATATATTAAACCTTAATTATTTTTAAATATGAAGAAAAAAGTTATAAAAAGAAAAGAAACAATAAAAGATTTTATAGGTATCTATGATGGATATATAGATGAATTTTTATGTAAAAAAGTTTTAGAACTTTTTAATAAAGAACAAAAATTTAATAGGGTTTTTAAAAGACAACAATATCATCCTGTAACTAAAAATATGGTAGATGATAAATCTGCTATAATAGATAGAGAAAGTCTACAACATTTTAATGATCACGACCTAGATTTTTTACTTGTAAATTTTAAACAAGCTTTAGATCATTATTTACAAGAAACAAATATTTTAGAATACCACAAACCTTTTAATGAATTAAGTTATACATCAATTAAAATTCAAAAGACTTCTCCAGGACAAGGTTATCATGTCTGGCATGTTGAAAGAAAACAAAATAATTATACTGTCAATAGAATGCTTGCTTTTACTATTTATTTAAATGAAGTTAAAGCAGGGGAAACAGAGTTTTTATATCATAAACAAAGAGTGGAACCTAAAGTAGGAAGAATAGCAATATGGCCTGCAACATTTCCTTACATACATAGAGGAAACCCACCTTTAGATAAAGATAAGTTTATAGTTACTTCTTGGATGTTATTAACTTAGGCTGATGTGTAGCTTGTAGGTCTTGCGCCTAATCTAGTAATTTTTTCTTCTTCAGTTTCTGGTCTAAAACCACCTTCTGCAGTTTCATCTGCTACATCAAGATCATTGTTGTTATCCCATGCTGATTGTAAATCAGCAAGATGTTGTGCATCAAATGTATTTATAAATGTAGTTCTAAAATCTCCTAAAAGATTTGCATCATAAGAAGTATTTGCACTATTATCTAAATATTCTACTTGATCATTATCAACATCATCATCTGAAAATTGAATTGCATGTATATTGCTAAATTTAGATTGTGACCAAAAACTATCATCATCTATTGATACTACACCAGGATTTGTAGGTGAAAAATCTTCTGTTTTCTTAATTATTTTTTTATCTACTGGTATTACTGTCCATAGTCCGTGTTTTGACATTTTAAATCTCCTTATGTTTTTATAATATATATCAAAGTTAAGTAAGGTTGTAAAACAGAATCTGAACCACCTGAAAAACTTAGTGAAGCGTTGTGTCCATGAGCAGTTCCACTTCCAGTATTTGCAGTATCTTGTTCAGTTCTAACAAACTGGTTTCCATTTGCACTACCGCCACCACCTGTATTATAACTGTGTGCGTGACTTGGCATTTCTGGAGTAGTTATACTATGATTAGCGGCTTCCCCAGTTACGTTTCCTGTTGAGGTTACCGTATTTGCTCCCATAGTAGAAGTTAAACTCTTTGATGGAGAATTAGCTACACAACATTTATCTTCTAAATTAGGTAAATTAAAAGTAGAAGACCCGTCACCAGTTCCATAATCTGTTCCTATAACTGCAAATAAATCTGAATATGTGCTCCTAGATACTGCAGATCCATCACATTCTAAAAATCCAGAAGGAACACTAGCGACAGTCCAAGGTACTATGATTCCAGTATTTACTCCTTGCAAACCTGTTATATTTGCTCCTGAGTAATCATATCTTGTTGCTTCGTAATTTGCCATTTTTTCTCCTAAGTCTTAATAATATATTTTATTGTTAAATAAGGTTGTAACACAGAACTTGCAGTTCCAGAAAACGCTACATTACTGTTATGAGTATGTGCTCCACCACCACCTTCATTTTGAGTTGAGAGTGGGTTACTTGGTGCTCCAGTAATAGTCATAGAAATTGCAGCTCCAAGACCATTTCTTCCATAAGTAACAGTTGTTGTATCCCCAGATGGGTGACTGTGAGCTGGAATTTCTGGAACTGCAAGTGTAGTATTTCCAACACTGCTAGATATATTTCCTGAAGAAGACACTGTATTTGCTCCTCCAGTTGAAGCTAAAGCATTACCTGGTGATCTTCCTAAAACTACTTTATCTTCTAAATTAGGTAAATTAAAAGTAGACGATCCATCGCCACTCCCATAAGTAGTTCCTATTACAGAAAATAAATCTGAATAAGTTGATCTTGAAACAGCTGCACCAGCACATTCTAAAAAACCAGTTGGTAAAGAAGCATCTGACCACGGTACAATTAAACCAGTATTTACACCTTGAATACCGGTTAAACCCGCTCCGTTAAAATCATATCTAGTTGCTTCATAATTTGACATAATAATTCCTTACGTTTTAATTACATACATCAGTGCCATAAAAGGTTGTAACACAGATGTTGCTGCTCCTGAAAAAGTTCCTGAATAAGGGTGATTGTGTGCTCCACCACCACCTACTGGAGGGGAAGTAAAAGTTGTTTCAGGTGGCCTTGCTGCTGATTGACCCATTCCACCACTATTTTGATACATGGCAAAAGGTGAACCAGGTGACCCCACTCCTAGTCCGTGAAGGTGTGTAGGTAAATTTTCTGTAGCTAAAGTAGTGTTCGCTAAATTACCAGTTATATTTCCCGTAGAGGCCACTGTATTAGCACCACCAGTAGAGGCTAAAGCTTTTCCTGGAGATTTACTTACAACAACTGAATTTTGTAAATCAGGTAAAAGAAAAGTTGATGAACCATCACCTGCTCCGTACGTAGTTCCTATTACGGCAAATAAAGTCGCGTAAGTTGATCTACTTATAGCCGCTCCATTACATTCTAAAAAACCTGTGGGTGCAGAGGTAGAAGTCCAAGGTATTATTATACCAGTATTAACTCCTTGAACATCGGAGAGGTTACTACCATCAAAATCATATTTAGTTGCTTCGTAATTAGACATGGATTATTTCTCCATGTAAGTCCAGCCTACGTTTGAACCAGAATAAACTAATCCAAATCCTGCGCCTTCAGTATTTACTACTAAATCTGAGGAAGCATTAGCTATTTTAGAACTGTTTCTACCTACAGTCAATGCGTTACTATCAAAAGTAAATCTTGAATCTATAAAGTGTACTTCATCTCCAACAGCGGGTGACGCTGGAAGGGTTATTGTTACTGCGCCACTATTTGTATCTACGAATAGTTTTGCTCCTGCTTGAACCGTTTCACTAGCAGTTACGGTTCTCCATTTTCTGTATTCATTTGCTTTTACTACATTAGTTCCATCAGCATATAAAACATAACAATTACCTTCACATAAAAGGACACCTGTTCCAGATGCAGTTTTAAAAGTTAATGTATATCCTGCGTGATCAGTTCCATCTATTATGTTGTAAATTTTTTCTATACTATCAGGACATGTAACAACTCTGTTAGCTGCTAAAGTTCCAGTTAATTTTATTGTAGCATTTCTTGCATTTGAAACTGTTGCATCAGACATAGCAAGAGTAACATCAGATGATGCTGCACTTATTTCTTCATAACCTGCAACTGCTTGTTGTACTAGGTTTAAATTGTTATTAGTTTTTGTTCCCCAAGTACCGGCGTTTTCACCAGTAGCCATTAATTCTAGTTTTAAATCAGACGAAAATGTTGATGCCATAAATTTTATCTCCTATGCGACGTCACTATATGTTATATTTGTACCTGTTGCAACATCAGAATACGAAATATTTGAACCTGTGTCAATATCAGAATATGCTTGAATTCCAAAGCCTGTAGAAGTACCAAATGCAGCTACAGAGACAGTAGCAGACTGTCCAGTTAATCCCATTGTTTGATCGTTAGGATCTAATGCACCAATAGAAAATGTTGCAGATATTCCTGTTAAACCCATAAACTGATCTGCAGGATCTATTGTTCCAATTGAAGATGTTAATGCAAGTCCTGTAATATCTACAATAGGATTTGAATTTGTTGATACAGCACCTAAAGATAATGTTGCACTTATTCCAGTCAGACCCATTACATCTGCAGGTGATAAAGCTCCTACAGATGATGTTGTTGATTGTCCTGTTAAACCCATTACATCTGCAGGTGATAATGATCCTTGTGATGAAGTTGCTGATTGTCCTGTTGGAGTTACTGAAACGTCTCCAATCATAGTGGCTGAACCAAGACTTGTTGTTGCAGATTGTCCAGTTACACCCATTACATCTGCAGGTGATAATGAACCAACTGAAGAAGTTGAACTTAGTCCAGTTAAAATTATAGCAAAGTCATTTGCTTGACCCCATAATTCTTCACCCCAACCATCACGGCCCCAACCGACTTCGTTGTAAGCCTCTAAAGAACCTAGAGAAGCTGTCATTGATAAACCAGTTAATACAGCTGAGTTGTCGTTTACTGCTCCCCATTCTCCAACGTTCCAACCAGTTCCGCCCCAACCTGTTAAGTTGAAAGCTTCTAATGAACCGACAGATGAAGTTAAACTTTGACCATCTAAAGTTACAATTGGATTTGTACTT